CGATCGCCTGGGTGCGCTGTAGGGTCTCGGCGACGCGCTGCGCTGCCTGTGTGCTGCGGATAGCATAGCGCCCGATTGCCGACTTGCTGATCTCGAAGCCCTCCTCCTTGAGCCATGCGGAGAGCTCCTCGTAGGTGTTCGCCGTGTCCGCGAGCCGGAGGTCGAACTCCACCTTGATCTCGTCCGGGAGCTTGTCGACCGTCGAGCTCACCCGCGTCCTCCGGCGCTCGCCTTTAGACATCGACGCCCGGGTCGTCCGTCGTGCCTTCGACGAGATCGACCCCCGCCTTCGTGAGCTGAATGACGGCGTCGCGGCGGTAGGCGTTGTAGGCGTTCGCCCGGGTGTCCGTAAACTCAATGTAGCCGCCGTCCTCCAAATAGGAAAGCTGCTTCGAGATGTCGGGGACGGTGATGAGGTTGTCCGCGAGGAGCGCGTTCGTGATATGCCGGACGAGGAGCGAGTTCTTCGCCCCCTTAGCCAGGGCCCGGACGATGTAGCCCCGGATGGCCTTGTTCTGCTTGATCTCCTGCTCGGTGAGCTCGTCGTAGATTGCCATAGTTTTCTATTCCTCCTTCCGCTCGCTCCTGTAGAGGAGGCGATCGAGTTTGTTGTCGATGTTGTTGCTCACCCGGATGAAGTCCTCCCGGGTGACGTAAATGAGCGGGAGGTCTGCCTTGAGATCGTTGAGGTCTTGGGCGACCTTGGCGATCTCGGCGGCGTTCTCCTTGTCGCTCGTCTCGAGCTTGGAGATCGCCGCCTTGATCTCGCCGATCGCGTTCTTGACCCCCCACGAGGCGATGCCGATGATCGCCGTGATGACCGTCTGGAAGACGAACATCGCAATAGTAGCGCCATCCATGGTGGGCCCCTCCTTTACTGCCCGGGGGCGGGCGCGGGTGTCTGCGCCTCCTGGATGCCTTCCAGCAGCTCCCCGGAGAGGGTGAGGTAGGGGTCGCCCCGCTTGACCTTGAGGACGGCGTCCTCGATGCACTTCGTCAAGTAGGCGTCGAAGCTGCCGAGGTTCTTCGTGATGACCTCCTGGGCCTCCGGCGCGATCGCCTTCTTGACCTCCCGGAAGACATCCCGCCCGAGCTTGAGCAGCTCCTCCCGGTCGACCTTGCCCTCCTTCACCTTGTCCCGGATAGCCTGGGCCGTGGTCTGCTCCATGGCATTGACCGAGACTGTAGCGAGGTTGACGACGTCGTCGAGAGCGTTCTCGAGGAGCTCCCGGGCCGTCTTGTCCTCGATCTGCCGCGTCTGGGCCTTGATCTGGGCCCCGGCGAGGCGGATGTAGTAGACCGCATAGGCCCCGGCGAGGGCGATCACGGCGAGGACGATGTTCGCGAGCGCGGTGCTCGCTGCGCTGGTGATGATCTCCATGTCCATTTTTCTACTGCCTCCTTTTGGCAAAAACTAAGAGTAGAAGCGGAGCTTCTACTCTTAGTGTAGCGGGTGTCTTGTGAAGTTTACATATGAAGCACTTCTAAGAGAGGTTGTTTCCATCTGTGCCCGTCATGCCTTCCAGCAGCTCAAAAAGCTCGATCTGTCCCTCCGTCTGTCCGGGGCCGCATAGCTGCCGAACCCATCGCTCTGTGACGCCGTACTTCCGGGCGAGCTCCGGGTGATTGTAGCCGTTGAACTCGGCTTTGATGTGGGCGTCACGGACGGGGCGGGTGAGGCTCTCGGGCTTCGGGATGTAGATGGTCGCGCCGCCGACTACTTCGGCGAGGCGGTAGAAGTTCTCCGGCCCGATCGCCTCGGCGATCTGCTTGTAGGGGCCCTCCGGGAGCATCTCGATCGTGAGCTCCTTGACAAGTCCGTCCATGCTGCGCCCTCCTTCCTCTTTATATTCTGCCGAGAATTGCCAGGATTTCCCCCGCCGTCATAGGCTGGGCGAACCGCGTCTTCCAGTATTCCGGGGAGTTGATGATGCCGCGCTCGACGAGGGCCTCGAAGCCCTCCTTTTGCCATGCCGGGGTGCCCTCGGGGTAGCCGTCGTCGGGCGGCGTGGGCGGTGTGGGCTCCTCCGTCTCCGTGGCCTTGATCTGGCCCAGCAGCGTGACGATCTTCCCGCCGTAGCCCGCCCCGGGGACGGCCCAGCCGCGCCCGCTGGGGTTGTCCGCTGCGCCCAGCCACTCCACGAACTCGGCGACGCCCCGGGCCACGAGGGAGAAGCGCGGGTCGATGCACTCATTGACGAGGGGCTCCGTCGTGGCGTATGCCTTGAGATGCTGGATTTGAGCCCGGACGCCGGAGCGCGGGTCGGGGAAACTCGCGGCCTGTCCGGCGCTGTTCCCGTTGAGGGCCCCGAGCCCGCCGTAGTTGTTTTGTCCAGGCTGGACAATGCCGCCAAACTTGAAGAAGCCCGTCTCGTGGAGGCTCTGGGCGAAGGCCACGTCGCCCCGGACACCCTCCGCCTCGCCCTCGGCCAGGAATAGCCGGGCCAGCTCCTCCACGGTGCAGCTCGGGAGCCTGGGTTCGGCGTTCTTGCTCAGACAGAACGCCGCCATCTGCGCCGCCGTGGCCTCGGCGCTGCCCATGATCGCCGTCTTCCCCTCTGTGTCGAGCTTGTCGGGAGCCTCGGCGCTGTTGCTGATCTCGGCGAGCTTCGCCGCGACCTTCGCCTTGAACTCCGCCCAGCGGGGGAGGATGTAGAGCGGGCAATTCTTCCGGGCCCCCTGGACAATCTTGTCGGGGTGGCCCATCCAGTGATTGTGTGTGTAGAGCTGGTCGACCGTGAGGCCGTACTTCTTCAAGAGCAGCGCGGCGAGGAGGGCTCCGTTCTCCTCTGCCCCCAGGTCTTCCTTGCTCCCGGTGCCGTCCATGATGATCTCGATCGAGATCGTCGTCCCGTTGCCCGGGCCGCTGCCGTCTCCTGCGTGCCATCCGACCTCCGTGTCCTCGAGGTTCTGCCATGCGTTGATGTCGTCGACGTAGTAGTGAACGCGGGAGTCGTTCATGTTGGCGTTGGGCCACGTCGCCCGGGTGTACTGCTCCGCGTCCTCCTCCACGTTGGGGAGGTCGTTCGTGTTGTGGATGGTGACGCCCGCGACCTTGCCCGTGCCCCCGGAGAGGCGGCGGTCGGCCTTGTACTTGTCCCCCTTCTTGTACTTCCCGGAGTCCTTCGGCCATCTGGCCCCCCAGGGGATGATCTTCTGATTGATGACGAGGCCGTACTCCGTCCTCGTCGCGTCGGGTGTGAGTTTTGCCATGATCTGAACCCTCCTATAGGTTGGTGATGGGGAGAATGACTTCGTCAATGAGCTCCCCGTAGGTGTACTTCTCGCGGCCTTCCTCCTCAAGTTTTTTGAGAAAAGCGTCATACTCGACCGCCAGCTTTAACAGCTTGAGAACGCCGACCTCCTCCGGCGAGACCTCCTTCATGTCCGGCCCCACCATGAAGCCGATTGCCTTGAGGAGCGAGAGCTCCGCCCGGATGGGCTCGGCCCTGTAGAAGGCGTCGAACGCCTCCCACGCCTCCCGGGCGAACTTCTTCCGATTGAGCCGGGGCTTGTCGGGCGGGATGAGCCCCTCCGCCTGCCATTTCTTTTTGAGGGCCGCTCTCTCCGCCTTCTCGCGCTGCGTGAGCCGTTTCTTTCGCTGGGCCATGGCCTTACCCCCCTAACTCGGTAGGGGGCGTCTTAGGCCCTCCTGCGGCCTTCTCGGCCCGGATAGTGTCCCGGACGTACTCGGCGATCTCGCGCTGCTGCCGGAGCATGACGGCCTCCCGGAGAAGCTGGGCGTCCTGAATGAGCCTCGAGGCGTCCCTCTTGAGGAGGGCCGCGAGCCGCTGCTCGTCCGGGGCCCGGCCCTCGAGGTAGGCCCGGGCTTGAGCGATCTCGTCGACGAGGAGCTGCTTCCCTAATGTTTCCTCTCTGTTCATACCTCGACCTCCCTCTGTTCCGGGTTGCCGTCCAGCCCGAGCAGCTCGAACCCCAGCTTCTCCCGGTAGACGTTCGCCGCCCTGATCGCCTGGGCGAAGGCTGCGTCGCCCGCCACGCTTGCGGCGATGTTCTTCCGGGCCGTCTCGGAGCCTCCCCACGCGGTCGCCCCGGGGATAGCTGCCAGGGCGACGGGGTTGATCTCCGTGAGACGGCGGGCGACGCTCTCCGGGAGGTTGTTGTAGTAGGTGCGGACGAAGACGAGCCCCGTCTCAACGCACACGTCGAGCCCACCCCGGATGGTGCGCTGCATACGAACGATGCCGTCCAGCGCGGCGAGGACGGCCTTGTCGTCCTCCTGCGGCGTCTTGCTCATGCCTGGGCCCCCTTCCGCTTCTGCCGGGCGACCATAGCCTTGAGCCCCTCGATGACCTTCTCACACTGGGCCACGTTGAGCCATTCCAGACGATCGACCCCCGTGAGGCGCTTCGCGAACCCCTGGATGCGCCGGGGGTCGCTGTTCCATCCGAGTTCCTCGGTGAGCGCGAATATCTTCCGGCGCTGCTGTACGGTGCGGGCGTCCCCGCCTGTGTCCGTCCGTTTGGTGTGGGCGGCACGGTTGACGCTGTCCTTCATGTTCTGCAAGACCCGGGCGACCTCGTTGATCTCGCCCTGTGAGAGCTTCTTCATGCTCTCCTTGCCCGTCTCCCGGAAGACGACCGCATGAAGGTCTTCGTCCGAGAGGTGGAGCTCGGGCGACTTCGCGATCGCCCATAGGGTGCGGATAGAGGCGGGTTTGCGCGTTGTCCGTGTTGCTGTCATAGTTACACCTCGTTTCCCCATACGTCCCACCCGGGGGAGTGACGGCGGGCAAAGAGCTCGAGCCGGGGAACGTCCCCGAATAGAGCCTCGATGCGTTGCCGTACTTCCTCCGGCTTCTCGCTGTGCCGTGTCCTCACGGCCTCGACGAGCTGCTGGACGTTGTTCTTCTGCTTGTACTGTACCATCCGGCCCCTCGTCCCCATGAGGCAAAGCTCGCAGTTCTTGAGCGTCCAGGGGGCGAGGTTGGCGGCGCTTTTCCCGGTGACGGTCTTCTTCGCCCAAACGAAGGCGACCGTCACATAACGGAACCCCCACGCCTTGAAAAGCTCGAGGGCGTCCGGGAGGTGGGCGTCGGTGGCCCATAGAAAGAGGGCCGCGTCCTTGTTGGCGAGGCGTCCCACGTCCAGCGCCTTGAGGTCGGCGGTCGTCATCGTGGGGTAGACCGCCTCGAGAGGGGTGAAGCCGGAGCCCCCGTTCCGGGGCTCGAAGGCTTCCTTGCTGCTGAACTTCCACGGCGGGTCTGCATAGATGACCCGGTATTTTTGCGTCGTCGTTCCTATGTCGACCCGCATGAAGCCCGGCTCCCTCCTTTACGCCCCGCTCTTGATCTGCTCGAGCCGGGCGAGGTTGAGGTCATAGCCGAAGACGTCCTTCTGCTTCCAGGTGGCCCCCACGGCGTTGACAGTGTCCTCGCCGTACTTCTTGAGGGCCTCCTTGCTGACCTCCTCCTTGACGACGATGCAGTCCGTCATCTGCCGGGCTTTGAGCTTGCGGATGATCTCCTCGAGCTTTTCCTTCGCCCGGGGGAGGGAGATCGACGTCGAGATACGGAAGCCCACCTCCCCGAATGTGAGGGTCTTCGACTTCGCCTTCCCCATCTCGTCCCGGTGCTCGGTGACGAACTCCTTGACCTCACGCTCGAGGGCTGCGATGCGGTCGTTGTAGGGCTTGCTCTGCTGCTCCGCCGCCTTCTGCGCCCCGACGATCTGCTTCTGCATCTCGCTCTGGATGTCGCCGAGGGCGATCGTAGCCTCGGCGATCTGCCGGAGGGCGTCGTTCACGTCCTCCCAGCTCTTGAGGCTCGGGGGCTCAATAACTCGCTTTCTTGCCATGCTGTTGACTCCTTCCTGTGTAGTTGTTCATATGGTGGGCTCAAGAGTGCCGCCTCCGGCCTGTCCCGGGCCCGGGCCACGGGCTCCCCGTCGTAGAGGAGGTAGTCGTCCGAATAGACCATATACAGGCCCAGGGGGAGCACGAGGAGGGCGGCGGTCGCGTCCTGGTCTTCCGGGCTCTCCCCGGTACAGGCCAGCAGCAGCACGAGCCACGAGATCGCGAGGAGCCCGACGCCCATGAGCCGCTGTTTTCTCATCTTCATTGTCCCGGCCTCCTTCCCGTTAGAGCATCATGAGGCTCGACGCTTGCTCGATCGTCTTGAGGGTGACGGTATTCTCGCCCTGTTCCTTGAGGATGCGGCGCACATTGGAGAGGGTTCGGTCGAGGAGGCGGAAGCATCCGGTCTGCATATTACAGGCCCGGGCCTTGAGCTCCACCATGGCCTCGGGGGCGACCTCGAACTCGGAGACGTACTTCTCCACCTCCGAGGGGGCGAGCCCCTTGAGGGCGATGTAGAAGTCGACCCGGTTCGCCATCCGGGCGAGGTAGGTCTTGATCGCCGCCTCGAGCTTCGGCTCCCCGGCGATCACGACGCCGACGTCGGACTGGTCGAAGATCGCCCGGAGTATCTCCATCTTCTTTTGCGTGTACTTCGAGACGAGCTTGTCAGCCTCGTCGATAATGAGGAGCCATCCCTTGTTGGTGTTGAAGAAGTCCCGGATGCCGTTCACCCGCTTCCAGATCGTCCCGTAGCCGCTGGGGAGGCCGAGGGCTCGCTCGATCGCCTCTACAAGGTCGCGGCTGCTCATGGTGTCGTCACACTCGATATACGCAACCCGGGGGAGCTTCGCATAGTGCCGGAGGCTGTAGGTCTTCCCGTAGCCGCTCCGGGCGACCACGATGCCGAGCCCGATGTACTCTTGACAGGACTGACACACGCCCAGGACGTTGACCGCGTCCCTCGTCTCGAGGAAGGCGGGCTTCCGCCCGGTCTTCCCGGGCCGCTCCGGGACGTCCACGGCCTCCCCCGTGCGCTGGGCCAGCCACTCGGCGAGGAGCTTCTCGATCGTGGTGATGTCCC